CGGCAATTCAATCCATAGGAGATATCTCTCCTACGTCACCCACAAGTGATTAGAATTATAGCCAGACCATAAATGGCCCCAAAACTCCTTCTAAGTATCGAAGTTTCAGTAGTTAAAAGTAAGACGTTGAACCTTTTAACGTAATAATTTACTATTTACAAACCTCCCAAAGAAATAGGAGGAATGCTGATAAAATATGAGAAGTTACCATCCTCGGCACACGAACGCAGAATATAATATTTTCTAGCGCCATCTTTATAAGAAGATGCATCAGGATCATATGTATCAATCTGCAAGAATACGTTATTAGTAAGACCATAAGGAGAATCCGCTGCGGGATAAGCGTCCGAATGGGTGTATTCTATATTATTTCTAGAATGTGTACGCGAATATTGAGGAATACCAAGTTCCATGAAAGTACCTGGATTAACATTCTCAATAACATAAGATGCGTTATTCATAAATATCTGATCAGTAGCATAAACATTAGGATTAGCTGGATTAGAGTTGGTTATATGGTTAACCATAGACCACGAGGTCCCACAATAGTACAATTTAGCCATCAATCTTGAGGCTGAAGTAGTACCGCAAGATATTTTATATCTTACACCACCTCTGGAATACATGAACATCTGAGACAAGTCAGAGTAAAGATCATTGTAACTAGGGAAGTATAAAGAAGGTATGACATCTGCATTAGTGCAACCAAATGGAGCTATAGTCATTACTTGTCCCGAATTAGCAGCCTGAAAATACGGCACGGAAAAGAATCTTTTAAGAAGAAGTCTCAAAGAGGTTACTTTTTCACCAACCGCAATAGCAGCTGTTTCATTCTGGAACATACTCCGAGGAGCTCCACCAATAGGAGTTATCTCCCCAGATTGCAATTCCACAACACCAGGTGCGTAAATAGAAGTTTTCTTATTCAAAACTGCAAATTCCGCATCTTGACCCATAGCTACTTCTACATGAAATGTAATATCCGGACTAACAGAATCCGGAGCAACCAATGGATCAATAACTCTGATATCTATTCTCCCGAAAGAGAATCCGTCAGAACCAGCATCGCAATTTCTATAAGGAATGTTTGATATATAAGGTACCTCAAAACAATACTCATTGACGTATCTAATATCTACTATATCTCTGTAAACGAAAGGCGCTACATCATCTGTAATAACAGCAGACGTTTGACCGTAAGAAGTTGGATTAAATTCGATAGAAATTCTACCAGAATGAAACTCTGTCTTAACGATTTTAAGTCTAAAGATAATAGATCCTCGCCAGAAAGCAAATAAACTAGCTAAGTATTGAGCTGGAGTAACATTGTAAAACGTGCCTCCAAAAATTGTAGAGGAATTGATAGAACCAGTAGGGTAAATGCTAGCGTTATAAGTTGCTAGAAGATAATTCTCTGGCATTCCAGTATTAGAAAACTGGAAAGAATCCTGCCACGAGAACCTACCGGCAAAATGAGGAATATCTAACTCATCCAATTCTGTATTACCAAGAGGTATACAGGCTACTGAATTGTCAGATGACAAAGCCATAGGAAGACTATGATCCACTTTATCTACATTAGTAGCATACATAGCGGACATATACTTAACCCTATACCCTTTATCCAAATTGGCCGGAGCACTCCAACCAAAAACCGAAGCTACATTAGCAACTATATTACTAACCCAGGTTAACTGTCCCGCAAATGCTCCTATTACAGGAACAGGCTGTAGGTAAGAAGATGCTTTCGAGATCTTAAGCGCAGTTGATTCAACAGGACCAACACCCGCTTTACGCGCTTCCTCGGAAGTAGGATTCTTCTTTTTAATGTTACCGGATTGTAATTCCACAGGCAAAGCTTGTCCGATTAATTCTACATCTTCGTAATGAGCCCACAAAGTGTACTTTGCGGTTGTCGATCCACTAGGCGTAGATAATGGGGAATACGGAAATATCCTCACATAATATTCAGACTCCTTCGGTGAGTTAATGGATTGTATAGAGACCATATCTTGCACCATAGAATGGGGTAATCTAAGTTCTACAGAAGTCTGAGTTCCTAAATCAATCTCCACCCTGGGCAATTGAGTTCTCTGGACTAAAGAATAAGCATGTCTATTAGCCCACTCATTTGTCACCAATCCTTGGCCTACTCCACCTGTAGGAACGGCCACCAACATGTATCTACCTTGTTGAAACCTCTCAGCGTTTACTTGCAAAGTTAACACTAGAGTACCTCTAAAACCGTAGTACCCTTGCAATTTCCTAGCATACAAATCTTTTTGTAGTAAAGTAAAAGGAAAAGGTTTCCACGAAAAAGTGGTAACGGTGTCAGTCAAAGAAAACACTCCGGCTTCTATTTCACTAGGCTTAGAAAGAAATCTAAGAATGGAAGTATCCTCCACAGTGGATGAAGAAGAGAAGTAATTCTTTAGTAATGTAATAGGGTTAAAATGGTTATTAGCCACTTCCACTATAGCATCATCTTGAAACTTGGTAGTATCAGCATTTTCGACATTATTTTTCGTCTCAGTCGAAGAGACATTATCGTGATTTTCAGCAAGTCTTTAATAAGTCTTAGGAATGACTTAGTTCCTAAGATATTAGCCTATCTGGATATTAGTGGGATCGCCACCGACGCATCCTGATTAGTATCTTGGTATGAACGTCCTTCTGAGTCACGCAGTTTAACACACTTTTAAAGCTAACATTAGTGATAAAAGATCGAAAACTCAGGATCACCGCTTCTAACGGCAGGCAATGCCTAGTGATTTTTCTTCTCGAGTTCACCAACTCGACGTATAATCTAAAGTAACTCTAACGTAAAGGATGGCAAATCTAAGACTTGACACATCCAATAATGTTGAGTTTGATAACGGTCCGGTAATCCATCAAAAGAAATGGAAGTTAAACATTCATTCATTCTACGTGACCGTTCTTTAAATATTTCTGGGTCATGGAAAGATAATTCTCTAAAAAAGAACTTAATGGAATCATTAAAAATCTTCATATAGAGAGGTCCTTTCTTGGTCCAGCAAACAGTATTATCTAGTGTTTCTAAAGATAAGGGACCTAGATACCCCCTATTGGTATACCTAAAAGACCTTTTAAGAAAACTCACCTCATTTATAGTCCTCCAGTTACCTAGAGCACCTTTAGAATCTGAAGTTAGTTTGTATCCTAAGTCTTTTAATACAACCGCGATCGCAGATGGATAAAACTTATCTCTTATATCTTTGACAGCGGTGTATATATTGTCATCTCCCAACACGACCAGCCTAACAGAATCATTAAACATAGTCTTAGGGTTCACCAGCTTGTAGTAAGCGTATCTAATCGCAAATTGATTACACAAGCTATTAACAAGTAAGGTTAGATATGAACCTGAAGGTAACCCACTATCCCATTGCACTGTGTTTCCAAAAACCACGTGCTTAGACATGTGAACTTCCTTGTATATAGTAGTCCTGGCTTTAGCGTAAGCTGTATACCCTTGCTTGGCAAACCAAGACTGTATTACATATAAAGGAACTAATAACACCCTCTCACAATGACTGGCATCAAAACCGCTATAATCACTAGAATCAACAACAAAGTTTTTAAAGTCTTCATCTTGACATAGAAATCTAGCAAGGAGATTCCAATCCGTATAGGGATTCAAAGTGGAGGCGTTTTCCTTAGCAATACAATCTGTATTGAACCATTCTACGAAAGGTCCAAATAGCATTTTCTTTACCACCAATAGAGTAAAGGATGTACCCGCGAATAATCTGGGATCTTTCCCAGGGACACGGGTTTCATCTTTCAAACTAAGTAAATAGTACCAGTCTCGACGAATACCTTGATTGGCATCGTTTATAACCTCTAAAACTTCCTTTTCGATCTTGTCATAAGTGAATTGGCAAATATCTGGACGCTCTGGTAATATTCTCTTCTTAACTTCCCTATCGGAGTACTTGAAGGGATATCCAGCGGAAGTAGAAGCAGGTATAGAAACTCGGTTAGGGATCAAATCATTGCCATATAGAGCTTCCCTAAAAGGAACGATCTCTTCGGCTATATGAATTTCGCCCGGTGATAAGAACGAGTCCAAGTCGTTTAAAGCTAATTCATAAGCCCTCTCATCTACGTTCAAGGGTCTATGGTATAGCTTAGACAAAGCTCTTTGATATGGATCATAATCCCCTCTAACTAGACATCTAGCTGGAACCTTAGGTGGCTCACCGTAACTAGATTGTTGGAGTGGAGAAGCTACAATCGCAGTAACATTGTAGGGACTATGAAAGTGGCCGTTAGGAGAAGGACCAATGATAGTGGCTTTTGACGCTTCACCATCTTGTAACTCGACATTAGCATTTAAGTCCAAAACCAATTTCTCAATAATTTCCCTAGTGACTAGACATGCATAAGCATTTCTACTAGAACATGTGCGAGTAGAACCAGCAACATGAAATCCAAGTATTCGCCTAGCAGCTAATCTAGGATCCCTAACATAGATGGGCACTCCGCAATCACCCTTACGAGTATCAGCGGAGTAGTGTATCCCCCTAGCCATTTTGATAACAGAAAAATCTAGTTTATCTAACTTGGCAGTAGAGATGTAAGGAATCTTTCCTGAAGAATTTAAATAAACCATTACTGATAAATCTACAGAAGGAAGATGTTTAACATCATTTTCTGTAACAAAATACTTCAACAAATTCTTTTTACTATAAGCCATACATTTAAGTCTAGCTATAGCCAAATGCTCGCCATTAACATCATAGCTAAGCATATTAGAGAAAAAGTCACTTATAGGTATCTCTTTACCATACTTTGAGGCATGTGAGAGTACTATGTAACCATCTCCACAATTGGTTTTAAAATCCTTAATGCTATCTATGAAATGAAGAGGAAATAGAAAATCCATGTCATTAACAAATGTTCCTGAACCTAAATCTACTACATAGTCATCATTAACTACAGATATATCGAAAACATTAGCATTTAAGGAACGGGAAAGACTGAGACATCCTAGATCTCCTCCTTGTAGAGAGACTCTGGAAGTCCTGCCTTTTTGAACTGAGGTATGTGACTTTGGTTTCTTAAGGAAAGATGATTGATAATCTTTTCCTTGAAGTTCCCCCGTGAAAGCTGCTATAGCAGTGCCACACATAGCTAGGGATCTTCTTAGAGTATTGCCTAACACACTACACCCTCCTACAGCTACAGCGCACAAAAGCAAAGTACGCGTGAAAGAGGGGGTTGTGAAAAATCTTAATAGACGTTGGGGTAGAGAATTATAATCATCAATTAGTCTCTGCCTATCCTCAGCTTCAAGGCAGCGACCTTCTACATCCAATGTGTAGGTCCAATCTCCTTCCTTCATTTCAAAATCTTTAAAAGAAAAATTTAAGAAGAAATTGTAGGTCCACACGTTTGACGATAAAGATTTCAGTTCTTCATCGCTATAATTTATATTGAGATGTACTATAGTATAGTAAATCCAAGCATTTAAAAGTTCAAAAGGGACGTGATTATATCTCTCAAAGAAGTATCTTATAAAAGATTCGAGTCCTGGAATATTATATGTTTCATAAAGAGGGAGACAAACTCCTCTACTCAATAATAATTGTTGTACACTAATATTCTCTCTACAGAAAACTTCGATATAATCATTAAAGTCTTCTTGAGTACGACACTTACGCAACATCTTGTAAAAGTGTTTCATATCGCAAGGAGTACTAGTCCTCGGTCTTAGTGAATCTAAATAAAACCCTGATTGTAGTTCCTCAGCTATACCATTTTTCTTATTGTAAGTGGCACGCTCAGCTTCAAAAAGAGCTGTTTTAAATTCATATAAGTTCTCGATAGCTGATCTATATTCTTCACCCGTAAGAATTGACCCTTTGGAAATACCTAAGATCTTGGTGTTGACTTTGACCACCTTATACAAGAAAGTATCTAAGCTCAAGTTAGCGATTGGTAAATGAGAATATTCCTCTATTTTTAAGTCGGGATGTTCCACATCTAGCGTCCCATCCTCTTTCCTATACTTTTCTACAGGAATGGGTGTCACTACTAGGTCCATTCTTCTCATTAGAGCTTCCTCTGATATAAGAGAATTGACATGGAAATCCGTAATGTTGTTAGAAGTCATAACTATCCACTTAGCTTTAAAATAATGAGCTCCTTTATCCTCTACTGCAGACATGTTTAGAGGGAAAGGAGAAGTATTATAAGCTTTAATAAGATCCAAATAATTAGGATTAGGATTACTAGCGGAATCTCTCAACTGGCCAAAGTCGTCAAAACTAAGGACCTCTGTAAGAGAGTTCCACCCATCCCAAAATTCATCCGTGGTTCTTGTGAATACGTAATTTTTCTTGTTTTTGAAGACAAAATCTGCATCAGATCCTTTCGAGGTTCTGAGGCAGAAATCTACTGTTTCATCTCTGATGGTACTTTTATAGCGTCCGGGAGGCGCAGATATACAGATGGTGACAGGCTCTTGCCTTTTCCCAGTTGGATCTACGAGAAAAGCTCCCATAGCTTTTTGTACTGCTTCCAGATTTCTTATCCTCTGCAAAGCTAGCTGCTTAATATGAGCATCACCCCGCGTAGATTTAGAAGTTATAAAAGTCTTATACCCAGATACGAGATTATTAATCTTATCATACTGGATATGACTGTAAGCTAAAGATCCGCTATTTGCTTTGAGAAAAATATCTCTATATTCAGCATCTAGGGCTTCAAACTCTATAACGGTGTCTTCAAAAATGCCATATCCTAAAACATTGGTGGATATAATATTCGCACATGTTTTAAAGAAACCTACGATCAATTCGAAAGTAGCTGGCAAGTCTTTAGAGGCACGTAATCCAGATAACAAATCGTGGATATGTTTCCTCTCTATATTGTAAATGGCGAAGTAACTCACCAATAAAGAAGAGAATGCGAAAACGTCACCGTTTTGCAATTCCACTACTTCTTCACTATCCTCAGGATTAGATGTAGGATATAACCAATAGAATACTGTTCCAACTGCTAAAGCATTTAGAGCTGCCTTATTAATACTATCTTTTCCTAAAAGGTAAAAGTAGGTTCCTAAAGCAAGCATCCTGTAGAAATTATGATCCTTACCTCTATGACTGAAGTAGCATAATAACACAGGGAGAATAATGTCTCCTGCTGCGTCAAGAACTGTCTCAGGAATAATAGATGTTACTACACTTTTAAAAACTCCAGTGATGTCAGATAATCCCTGGGAGGCATAATCATACCCTCCAGATATTTTATCGGCCACTGTAGAAGCCTTCTCTGTGAGCTTTATTACTGGATCTAAATCTTTTTTGAACGACTCAATAAAATTCCTAGAATCCTGATCTAGTTTGTGTTCAACAGTAAATAACCCTTGTAATTCTACATTATCTACATCGTCTTCTTCTTTTGCGTACGACGAATGTAAAGTGCCAGAACTATTAATAGCTAGGTACTGCTGAATTGAATGACCTAGTTTAACCGGATCAACATCAAATACTTCGTGAAGGAATATAGAAAAATATCCAACACTAAAATGTTTAGTGAGCTCGTATAAAGGCCCACATACTTCAGGTCTAAGGATAATAGAACCTCGATTCCATTGTCCCTTAAAGAATGTAGTAATAAACTTGCTCCTTTTGAGCGCCCTTGGTAAACATTTCTTAAAAAAGAACATGTTATCAGTAAGCATAGCTGAAGCACTATAAGCATCAGCCAGCATAATTATTTGTGTTATGTCAGATACGTCTACGTAATAAATCTCCTCAGTACTCGCGGTTAGGCTTGTACTTGTAGTCTGTTCTCTCTCAGGACGAACTCCTACATTCACATTTTCGGGGGATTCATTAAGCGGACCTTGCATTAGAGACTATAAGTGGGAGCGCCACAGGGTTGCCTAAAGAAAAATTTTTAATCTAAAAGAAATCCATACATCGATTTGCTTTTATATTTATTTTTGGGTTTTGTGAGGGTTACTCAAGCCTCTTTTATATTGTTTTTATGTTTTTATATTATTTTATCACACTGAGCAAGTGCTGGATAGGGTACACGGCCTTTCGGGCGGCGCACTCATAAGACTCTGTTAAACCCACCTGATTTATGGTTTAGTTTCTCAAGTCCTTAGACAGAACTATTAAGTGTATTTTTGACGAAACTTAGCATTGTGGT